TCTACAAATGGAGAACGTTGGTTAGTAGCGTAACGTAGCTCACGGTTATATCCTGTCACCTCATCGAAGTGAAGAAGCGAATGACCTTTGCTATTACGTGAAGGGATTGTTAATGAAAGAGGAGCGCGGCCTCTAGTTAAACGGTACTGCTTGTCAGTAAACTTTGAATTACTCATGTTATTAAATTAGATTGTTGTTAAATTACAAGTGCAAATATACAACGGAATTATTAAGCATAAAAAAAGGGAGACCAATGGCCTCCCCTTTCTCACTATAGAACTATGAATTAGTCAGTGAACAACATGAAGTTGTTAGCACCAAGTGTACAGATAGCTCTCTCGCTTAGGAAGTTAACTTCCATTGCATCGAGGTCGCTAGTAGCTGCTCCACCTGCTGAACCTGTAATCCAAGTCTTCATCTTACGGTCCTCAGACTGAGAAGCACGGTAACGTACGTGTAAGAATGGACGCTTAGCGTTCTTACCAATTACTTGGTCGTATACAGAAGTAGTTCCGGCAGGAACTAAAAGACCTGTTACGTTATCAGAACCTAGGTTTCCTCTCATTGTTGGGTCATTTAGGTATTTCCAATCTGTCTTGTGGAAGTCGTAACCTCTACGGAAAGATGTGAATCCTAAGTTCAACGCCATGTCCTTGTCGTTATCAAACATCCCGTAAGCTGCACCTGATGCAACAGACTGAGCTGCTAAGATATCATCCAAGTTGAAAGACTCAGCACGGTTAAGGAAAAGAACGTTCTCCTCAATTGCACCTTGTCCGTCTAGACGAGCAACGATAGTGTCAACGTCAGCAATGTTAGTCATGAGACCACCACTCCATACGTTTCCACGTGTTGATACTGCATGGAATACTCCATCAGAACCTTTTGAACCTGCTACGTTAGTTGCTGCTACTGCTGCTGCACCTGAACCTGCTGCTGCAGGAACTGCTTCAATCATAGCTGTCTCTAAGTAATCCTCGAAACGAAGACGAGTCTCGTGCTCTGACTTCATGTACCATAGGTAACCTGAACCTCCGTCAGTGTCAACCTCTACCCATCCAATCTGAGCCATATCAGAACCACTTACAGTGTACTTGTCCTTAATGATGATTGGAGAGTTCTCAAAGATTTGGATGTCAGCTTCGTTAGAACCTTCCATTCCTACTGTACCTTTCTTGAACTCAGAACCGTAGATGAATAAAGTCAACGTAGCTGCTGCTCCGAAAACCTGTCCACCTGCTTCGTAGTAAGCTACACCGAAAGTACCTGCAGTAGTATCTACTGAAGTTACAATTCCTTTGTTGCTTCCTGTTCCTGCGTTGTCAGAAATCATGACAGTCTGTCCTTTACGGATAGCGATGCCTGCTGTTACTGAGTCAGATACAGTGATAGTAGCTGTGTCAGCTGCTGCTGCAGCGTCAGACGCACAGTTTACGTACTTCGTGTGAAGACGTCCCTGCTCAGTCCACTTAATCAAATCTGAAGCCGAAGGTATCTCAGCACCTACTAGACGTAGGAAAGAAGATACAGAACGGTTTCCGTAACGTTCGAACTCTTGCTCGTAAGTATCAGGAAGATACTGTGAGAGGAAGTCCATGTCAGCAATGTAATTGCTAGCTAGAGCTACTTGCTCATGTGAAGGTGTAAGAGCTACACCTCCTGAATTTAATGTTCCCATTATGTTTTATATATTTAAAAATTTACCCAAAGCCGGGTCAGCATATTAATTACTATATTTCTTAGACTTAATCTTCAAGCCACTACCATGTGTGGTAGGTACAGCTCGAACCTTAGCCCCTCCCTGTGTTGAGACTTCGGGTGCGGTGCGGGTACTCATGTTAATGTTTTTTGTACTACGTATCACGCCATCCTTAGCCTGAGCTTGTCCCTGTTCAAAAAAGAACTGAGCAAACTTCTCAGGGTTCATTGCAACAGCAAGAGCCTTATGGTATCCGGGTGCGTCGTTAATCATGCCGTCTTCATCCATGTACTTATTAATAAAGTTCATAGGTGTAGCCTGCGCTTCTTTTAACTCTGCTGCCGTACCAACATTGAAGTTCAAGTTCACATCCTCTCCTATCTTAAATTCAAAACCTTTGAACTCAGAAGAGAATAGTGACTCAGTAGCTGAAGAGAACGCTTGTCCTCTCAACTCATTTGCCTCCTTTGTAGTCTCTGCATCTGTAATAGATTGCTTGTAAGCCTGTAGTCCCTCACTGTCTTCAGCAGACATAGCCTGTGCCACCTGTTCGGTAGGCTCGCTATACATCTTAGCTTGCTCAGTAAAGTAATCCTTGGCCTTAGCAATCGCCTTCTTCTTTGCTCTCTTAACCTTGCGAACGTCTGCGTCCTCGTCGGTGTCTTCGTCATAAACAAATTCCTCCATGAGGTCTGCTATGTCTTCGGCATCCAAGTCAGTCTCTGTATCAACAAAGTATTCCTTGAGTAAAGAATCACTGTCCATAGAATCTAGGTCTCTATTTAATTTTAGATAGTCCTGCATTCCACGTCCTGTGGTATTTTTATATTGTAAGTAAGCTTTCACATCATCCGACAATTCAACTGCGTCATCTGAACTCTCAGCGACTTGGTTGAAATCATCTAACGAATCAGAAGTCTTACCATATTTATTGTTTAGAAAAGAAAGAACGTCTTCATCTGAAATGTCTGACTCCACGATTGGAGCTTCTTCCTCAGAAGTATTATCGTTGTGTGTAACAACTGCTTCATTCTCTGTTGACTCAACAACGGGACTCTCACCCTCTGTGCCTTCATGCTTAGCTTCTGCTTCTGCGATTAGGACTTCTTCTACCTCAACATTTGACTTCGTGTTAGGGCCATCTACTGCTTTTACTTTAAATTCCATTATATCAATTATTTAATTATACTGCAAAGTTACTACAATCTACTCATTCTTTATCGAGGATTAAATTCGCTCAAGTCGAAACCATCAAGTGAGTCTTCATTAGACTCGAAGTTGACGGGTGGTAAATTATTCTTACGTTGGTCTATTAGTTTAGACTGCTCAGTAGAAGCTTGACTAATTCTCTTAGCCTTAGCGTCTTCCTTGGACTTATCCTTAGCACTGACAGATTCGTTACTCAACTTAGCTAGCTGCATTTGGTAGTCGAACTCCTTGTCCATCAAAGTCATCTTAGCTTGAACCTCGACCTGAATCTTATTCAAAGCAATCTCACTCTCCATCTGTACAATCTGTAGTTTAGCCTGAGTCTCTGCATTGGTCTTAGCCATAGCTGCCTCTGCTGCCATCTGTTGTGCTGCTTGCTGAGCCTGTGCTTGCATAGCTTGGTTCTGCATTGCCATCTGCTGCTCCCTATCCTGCTTAGCTACACGCTTAACCTTTAACAGTTGGTTAGCTAGCTTAAGATTCTTTAGCTCTCTGATATCAATAGCGTCCTCTAGGTTTATATCCTGCTGAGATAGTGCCATAGTAATGTTAGCTTCGAGCTGTGCTCTCTGCTCCTCATCAGGTGCTACTTCAATAAAGATACCGAAGTCATAGATGTATAGGTCAGACATCTCACGAAGGATAGATACATTGTACTTACCAATCTTGTTTGCGAAATCATCTGCAAAGTCTGCGAACTCTAGAATGTCTGCTACTCTCATAGAGATAGCTTCTGCTAGGCTTCTGTATATATAGAGACTACCATCAAGGATATGTCTCGTTGCTGTGTTAGAGTTTAAAGCTGCGAGCTTCTGAACTCCAACTAGCGCATGTGGGTCGGGAGTACCGTCTCGTGCCTCGTTCAGTCCGGTGACTGACCTAATCATTCCTAGGTAGTGATTGTAGCTACTGATGAGCATCTGCGATTTACTTGCTCCCGACGACGATGTTAACTGTGTGATAGGAGTCTTACCGTGGTTAAACTCTCCATCCATAGTTGAGCTTCTACCAATAACACTTCCTGTTTGGAAGTATAAGCGTAGAGCTTCTTGTGGGTTGTATGCTGCACCATTGCCTAAGTCAACTTCGTTGAGGCCGTCAGCATCTATGTACACTCCGTCAGGTACAGTACGTGATATCACTTGCTGTAGTTTGAGGTGTGTAATCTGAATGAGGTCTGCAAAAGGAATCATTCTCTTAACTAGAGATTCAATCTTTCCTTTGTACATACGTGGAGCACAAGCAACGAAGTTAGACATTGCGTGCTGTGAAGAAGACTTAGGGCGAACCATGTTCTCCTCTAGCTTCCATGAAATAATCTTGTTAGTACCTAGAACCATTACACCGCTGTACCATACATCGATAGTCTTAGTTACCTTCTCGAACTTACCGTCTTCCATCATCTCTTGAGGAGGGTTGAAGTTCTCGTCCTTTTCAATCATACGAGTTCCACCGTTATCTAACGACTTCTTCTTGTATGTGAATGTCTTTGTAGTCTTGTAGTTGAAGTACATGAGAGAGACTGTGTCTCTAGAGAATGTATCACCATCCATCTCACCTGCCTTACCGTGAAGGTTGTGCCATGCTGTACCTGACTGCTGTATAGACTCTAGTCCTGCGTTGTCAATACTCGGGTCAATCTTTCTTATCTCTGTTAAAGGAACAGTCTTAACCTCTCCCCAATAGAAACAATCCTTAAAGTGTGGGTCTTCTGTATAACTGTATACAACGTTAGCAGGGTCTACGTATTCGATAGCAACTCCTGAACCGGGTAGGAAGTCGTGCTTTGCAACAGCAACTCCTAGTGTAGTCATGTCGTAGTCTAAACGCTTACGTACATCTTCATACTTATTCTCAGCGAATACAGTTTGAATAGCTTCCTCCTCAGCAATCTCAATAGCAGGCTTATAGTTAAGCTGCATGTATAGTTGTAGCTCCTCATCATTAGTAGGCAACTCTTCTTGTGGCATAGAGAAGGGGTCCATTCCTGAACCCTGACGTACGGTCTCTAAGATATCCTTAGCAACCATCTGACCTTCAACCATGTCTTGATACTTAGTTCTCTTAGCCTGAGACATAGCATCTTGTGCATACGCCTTA